TATGGAACAGGGAATCTTGGAGAAAGAAGCACATTTGTTGAATGTGGGTTTAGACCTGCATTCATTATGATAAAGAGTGTAACTAATGGCCAGTGGTGGGTAATCCATGACTCTGCAAGAGAGAATGGGCACAATCCAATTAACAATAGACTTTTTCCTAATGATAGTGCGGTATCTGATACTAATGGTAATCTAGAATTTCATACAACAGGGTTTAAATTTTACAGTGGTGCAGAAAATTTATCAAATGTCTATGCATATTATGTTGCATTTGCAGATCAACCCAAAGCATTTGCGAACGCTGGACTGAAAAATATATAAATTTCCCCATATGGGGATTTGAGTTAAGGTTATATTATGTCTGAAAATCATTATCTGGGCAACCCCCTTCTAAAGAAATCTAACGTCCCTGTAAATTGGACGAAAGAAAACATACTTGAATATCAGAAGTGTATGGAAGACCCCATATACTTCATTAAAAACTATATCAAGATTGTATCTTTAGATGAAGGTTTAGTACCTTTTAGACTCTATGATTTTCAAGAGAATATCGTAGAGACAATCCACAACGACAGATTCACTATATGTAAGATGCCACGACAGTCTGGTAAATCCACGACTATGGTATCTTATATTCTACACTACGTTCTGTTTAATCCTAACATGAATGTTGCCATTCTAGCGAACAAAGCTGCGACTGCAAGAGATATTCTTGGCAGACTGCAACTCGCATATGAGAATCTTCCTAAGTGGTTACAACAGGGTGTGGTATCTTGGAACAAAGGTTCTGTAGACTTAGAGAATGGTAGTCGAGTAGTTGCATCTTCTACATCTTCAAGTGCAGTTCGTGGTGGTTCATTCAACATGATTTTCTTGGACGAATTTGCATTCGTTCCAACTAACGTAGCAGAGGACTTTTTCAGTTCTGTGTATCCTACAATCTCATCTGGTAAATCTACTAAAGTTATTATTGTTTCTACACCTAACGGTATGAATCTATTCTACAAGTTGTGGGTGGATGCAGAAATAAACGTAACTCATATAACATTGTAGATGTACACTGGAGTCAAGTGCCAGGCAGAGATGAGAAATGGAAGAATGAAACTATTGCCAATACATCTGAGGAACAGTTCAAACGAGAGTTTGAGTGTGAGTTCTTAGGTAGTGCAAACACCCTTATACATCCTACTAAAATTAAATCTATGGCATTTAAGAATCCAATCACATCTAATGCTGGTTTGGATATGTACGAGAAACCTCAACATGGTTCAACCTATGTTATTGTCGCAGACGTATCAAGGGGTACGAATAACGATTACTCTGCATTCATTGTATTTGATGTATCTACAGTACCGTATAATATTGTTGCAAAATATCGTGACAATCAGATTAAACCAATGCTATTCCCTAATATTATCCATGATGTTGCAAATGCATATAATATGGCATACGTTATGGTAGAGGTAAATGATATTGGTGAACAAGTTGCCACTGCACTACAATTTGACTTAGAGTATGAGAACCTAATAATGGCAAGCATGCGTGGTCGTGCGGGTCAAGTCGTTGGAGGTGGGTTTAGCGGTGGAAAAGCACAACTTGGGGTACGAACAACTAAGGCTGTTAAAAGACTAGGTTGTTCAAATATTAAACAAGTTATTGAAACAGATAAGATGATTATCAATGATTATGACTTGATTACAGAATTCTCTACCTTTATCCTTAAAGGACAATCATATGAAGCAGAGGAAGGACACACAGATGACCTTGCAATGTGTTGTGTATTGTTTGGATGGTTGGTAGAACAAACTTATTTTAAAGAATTAACTGATGATGATATTCGTGCAAGNATGTTTGCAGAACAACANAATCAGTTAGAACAGGACATGGCGCCATTTGGATTTATGGATGATGGTGTTCAAGAACCATATGGTGAAACTGTTATCGATGAATACGGTACTAGGTGGAGTCCTGTAGTTAGAACACATGATTCTGATTGGTAGAAAACATTAAAATACTACATAATATCAATTAGATCATTTTCTAATTTTAAGTAACAATTAGCACAAACGACTTTTGACTGATTGATTAAATCCACGATTTCTTGTCTGGATTCTTCATTAAGCCCTTTACGTTTTGTGCGTTTACGAATTTCTGTCTCATAAGGATGGAATTGGAGACATGCATTTTCGGATTCTCCACAGTAATGACAGTACTTATCCTGTAGGTGTTCGTTCACCCATATGATACGTTGCCTATAATTACGTTGAGATACACGTTTAATGGTGTCTTTATACTTTTGATAGAACTCTGACATACATTTATTTATGTGCTAGAGAACCTATAAAAATACAAAGTGTAGAGATGGGTTTTTATAAATATATTCGTAAGATTGAGATAAACTAAATTATTGAATCCAAAAAGGAGAAAAAACTAATGGCATTTCAAGTATCCCCAGGCGTTCTCGTCAAAGAGATAGACTTGACTAATGTTGTTCCTGCTGTTGCGACTTCAATTGGTGCGATTGCTTCAGGCTTTTCAAAAGGCCCTGTAGATCAAATCATACCAATCGGTTCAGAGCAAGAACTTGTCGAGACTTTTGGTAAACCCGACTCAAATAACTTTGAGAACTGGTTTACTGCCGCAAACTTTCTTCAGTACACAAACGGACTTCGTGTTGTCAGAGCAGATACTGCTGCTGTCAATGCAACAGGTAACGGTTCTGGACTGAAGATTAAAAATGATAATGATTACGATAGTAACTACGCTGACGGTTCTGGTTCAGTAGGAGATTTCGCTGCAAAATATCCAGGCACTTGGGGCAACGCTCTTGGTGTATCTGTATGTTCTAACGCAATCGCATACGAACAAACATTCAGTGGTAACGCTGGAGTATTAGGTGTAACAACTGGAACACCTGCTGCTGGAGCAACAGTTGTCGGAGTTGACAACGGTGGTGGTTCTGCTGGTGACGGCGGTGGCGCTTATAACGTAGGCGATATCGTTCACTTCGGAGAAGCAGACGGTTCACAGTACGAAGTTACTGCAATCGCAACTGACAACCTAACTATCAGACAACTAGATAATCCAAACGGTGGTGGACTAAAATCTGCACTCGTTGCTGCGACTAATGTTCGTAGACGTTGGAAGTTTTATGACCTATTCGATGCTGCTCCAGGCACATCAACATGGGCAACTTCTAAAGGTGCATCTGCTGACGAAATGCACGTTGTTGTGCATGACGTAACTGGTGCGTTAAGTGGTTATGATTCAGATGTTGCTGGACAAAGAACTCTTGCAGTTCTGGAAACATACGCATTTGTATCACAAGCATCTGGTGCTAAAACAGCACAAGGTGGAACTAACTTCTACGCAAACAAAATCAACGTAGGTTCACAGTATGTTTGGTGGATGGATCACAACGGTTCATTGACTCAAGCTGGAACTGATGTTGCAAGTGGTGCTTCATACGCATCAACACAAACACANGCTGGTGTCTTAAATACACTTTTAACAGGTGGTACANANGATAACCCAACAATTGGTGAATTAGACCTTGCATATGGTTTATTCAGTGATGTTGAAACTGTAGACATTAACTTAGTAATGGCAGGTTCTTGTCCTGCTGCTACAGACGGAGTAGCACACGCAACCATGATTATGGACTTGTGCGAAACTCGTAAAGATTGTGTTGGTTTCATCTCTCCTCGTAGAGCAGATGTTGTTGGAGTGACTACTGGTGCTGCACAAGCAACTAACGTAAAAGGTTTCTTTGATAACCTTGCAAGTTCATCATATGCAGTATTCGATTCTGGATACAAGTATATGTACGACAAGTATGCAGACGTATATCGTTACGTTCCTTTGAACGGTGATATCGCTGGACTTTCTGCGAATACAGATAGTGTTGCTGACCCTTGGTTCTCACCAGCTGGTTACAACAGAGGACAGATTCGTGGTGCAGTTAAACTTGCATTTAACCCAACCAAAGCACAAAGAGATATTCTTTATCCTGCTCGTATTAACCCTGTTTGTACGTTCCCAGGCCAAGGTACTGTTCTCTTTGGAGATAAAACTGCATTGTCTAGACCAAGTGCATTCGATAGGATTAACGTCCGTAGATTGTTCATTGTTCTTGAAAAAGCAATCTCAACTGCTGCTAAGTTCCAACTATTTGAGTTTAACGATGCGTTTACTCAAGCACAGTTTAAGAACTTGGTTGAACCTTTCCTTCGTGATGTTCAAGGTAGAAGAGGTATTACTGATTTCTCAGTAGTTGCCGATGACACTAACAACACAGGTGAGGTAATCGACAGGAATGAATTTGTCGCTGACATCTACATCAAACCTGCTCGTTCTATCAACTTTATTACACTAAGTTTCATCGCCGTAAGAACTGGCGTTGCATTTAGTGAGGTAGGAGGTTAATCATGGCTAGCATAGACGACTTTAAATCAAACCTTATCGGTGGTGGCGCAAGAGCGAATCAATACCGTGTTATTTTGACTACTCCCCCAGCAATTACTACTGGGTTAGACATCAATCGCACATCTTTTCTCGTGAAAGCAACGTCATTGCCAGGGCAAACTATTTCTGAAATTGAAGTTCAATTCAGAGGTAGACAACTTTATGTTGCAGGCGACAGAACAGTTGAAACATGGACTACAACTTTCATTAACGATACGGACTTTATGGTTCGTAACGCAATGGAGCGTTGGATGAGTGGAATCAATGATCTAGAAACTGGTTTAGGACTCAACAATGTGTCAGATTATACTGCACAGGTGAGAGTAGAACAGTTAGATAGAGATGATAACATTCTAAAGTCTTATGTTCTTAAAAACTGTTGGCCTACAGCAGTGACACCGATTGAATTGTCATACGACACTGTGAGTGATATCGAAACATTCGATGTTACATGGAGATACACTAGTTTCTCCGCTAGCGCAGTATAAAACCTCTTTTTTACCCTACTAAATAGAAGGGTAAAACTTAGGAGAATTATAGTATGGCGGAACTTTTCGGTTTCAGAATTACAAGAGCGAATCAAGATGGGGGGAGTGATAGTTTCACTTCTCCTGTCTCTGATGACGGCACCCTTGATATTGTATCAGGCGGTGGTCATTACGCATCTGTCCTTGATATGGATGGAAGAGACCGTAATGAAGTAGACTTAATTCGTAGGTATCGTGACATTGCACAACAACCAGAGTGTGATAGTGCAATTGAAGATATTACGAATGAGGCGATTGTAAGTGATGAACGTGACCAATCTGTATCAATTTTACTAGACAGACTAGATGTATCCCCTAAAATTAAAACAAAAATTCGTGAAGAGTTCCATGAGATACTTCACTTATTGGACTTTAATTTAAAAGGACACGACATCTTTAGACGTTGGTATGTTGATGGCAGACTTTATTACCACAAAATTATTGACCCAAAAAATCCTCGCAAGGGGATTAAAGAGGTTCGATATATTGACCCTCGCAAAATCAAAAAGGCGAGAGAAACACAAAAAGAAGTTAATGCATCTACTGGCATGGAAATGGTCAAGAAGATTGATGACTTCTACCTTTACAATGATAAAGGTTGGGAACAGAACGTAGGTACATCTGAGGGTGTTAAGATTACATCTGATTCAATTACTTATTGCCCATCTGGATTAATCGATATGGGTAAGGGTACAGTACTTTCTTATCTAAACAAAGCAATTAAACCTGTCAATCAGTTACGCATGATTGAGGATTCGTTAGTTATCTATCGTATATCTCGTGCGCCTGAAAGACGTATTTTCTACATTGACGTTGGTAACTTACCAAAGATGAAAGCAGAATCATATCTGAAAGATGTGATGAATCGTTATCGTAACAAAATGGTATACGATGCACGAACTGGTGAAATCAGAGATGACAGAAACCACATGTCTATGTTGGAAGATTTTTGGTTGCCTCGTAGAGAAGGTGGTAGGGGTACAGAGATTACAACATTGCCAGGCGGTTCAAACCTTGGTGAGATTGATGACATTACCTACTTCCAGAAAAAATTATTTCGTTCATTGAATGTACCAGTATCTAGACTTGCAGAAGAGTCTGGAGGATTCCAAATCGGACGTTCTGATAACATTACAAGAGATGAACTGAAATTCACAAAATTTGTCCAGAGACTTCGTAAGAAGTTTACTGCATTGTTCTTAGACATGATACGCACACAACTTCTATTGAAGGGTGTGATTGCCGTGGAAGAGTGGGATCACTTTAAAGAACATATCCAGTTTGACTTCCTACAAGATGGACATTTCACTGAACTGAAGAATGCAGAAATTCTTCGGGAAAGACTAGACATGCTTGGACAGGTTGAATCCTATGTAGGCACTTACTTCTCTAAAGAATATGTTAAGAAAAATATTCTTAGAATGTCTGATGAAGAGATTGAAGAAATCGAAACACAGATAGGTGATGAAGAAGGTGGTGAAATGGGTGGAGATGATGACGGTATGTACGCATATAACGATCCAAATAAGGGAGATAAATAATGGACAATGTAAAAGACTTTGTAAGTTCAATTGCATCAGGCGACAACCTTGCGGCGGAGACACATTTTAATAATGCACTCGCAACTAAGGTTGGGGATGCTTTAGAAACAAAAAGACAAGACGTGGCACAAACCTTTGTGACACACCATATTTCAGATACAAAGGTAGAAGAAGATAGTGAGTAAAACTCTTTCGCAGTTCAAACAGAACTTACCAGAGAAAGATGAGCATAAATCATCTAAGGAGTATAAGAAGTTATCTCCAGCGATGAAGAAGGCTATTGATGCTATATTCAAGGAAATGGATGCGAAACCCACAGATTTCCTAAATACTTTTGACAAAACAATAAATAGTGTTTCCAAGAAGTTCAAAGTTCCGCATAAGGCACTTATGGACTATTTTGAAAAAGAAATGCTAACAATTTAGGAAGAATGACATGAAAATAATCGGAGCAGAAGAAGCACTCGCTACTGGGGCAACCAAAGGTAAAACTGCAACTGCACATTATGTTTTTAATAATGGTTCAAAACAAGCAGTTACAATTAGAAATGCTGATGATGACGGTGACACTGGTTCAATTAGAATTAATGCAAATGCTGGTGTCGTTATTCACACTGATATTGGAGTAGGAATGCGTGGAGCAACCTCTCTTTTTATCACACCAGTTGTAAGTTCGGGGTATTAATATGAAACTAATCGCCGAACAAATCCAAGAAGTAGAATACATCACCGAAGCCAAAGAGGACGGTGGTAAAGACATGAAGATTCGTGGAATTTTCATGCAGGCAGACATGAAGAACCGTAATGGTCGTGTCTACCCAATGAACGTGTTAGCTAAAGAAGTTGCACGTTATAACAAAGAATTTGTTGCTGAAGGTCGTGCGTTTGGGGAACTGGG